TCAGCAGAAGGTGAATATGTCCCAGTTTCATTGAACGAAGGACAGCGTGACGGTTTATACTTAAACAAGGTAAACCCAATTGCATCATTCCCAGGCAGAGGCATAAGTGTGTTTGGTCAAAAGACATTAAACCCATCAGCAAGTGCGTTAGATAGAGTTAATGTTTCAAGATTAGTTATCTATCTCAGAGAGCAACTTGACGATGCAGTTAAGCCGTTCTTATTTGAGCCAAACGACAGTGTTACTAGAAATAACGCAAAAGCAGTTGTTGACAGACTACTTAGTGGTTTAATACAACAGCGTGGTTTATTTGACTATGTTACAGTTTGTGACGAATCAAATAACACACCAGCGAGAATTGATAGAAACGAATTGCACATTGACGTTGCTATACAGCCAGTCAAAGCAGTTGAGTTTATATACATTCCGATTAGAATTCAAAATACTTTGGGTTCAACTGGTTAAGTTTATACTTAAACTAATTAAAAGCACTCTTCGGAGTGCTTTTTTTTGACTAAATTAAAACTCGAGTTTATGTTTTTTGTCATTATCTGATAAATAATAGCATATAAAACATTTATAGATTTTTTAGGAGAATATAAAAATGGCAAATCCAACTAAAGATAAGTTCGGAGTACCGATAGACGAGGCTAATAAAAAAGCAGGCATTTTAATGCCTAAGTTAAAGTATCGTTTCCGTGTAAACTTTTTGTCGCCTTTTGCAGGTTCACAAAATTCAACATCACTAACACAAAATGTTCAAAGTGTAACTAGACCATCTGTTAGTGTTGACGAAGTAGAAGTACACAGTTTTAACAGTAAAATTTATGTACAAGGCAAGCATACATGGCAAACAGTAGATGTTGTTATTCGTGATGATATTACTAACAGTGTTGCTAAACTTGTTGGTGCTCAAGTACAAAGACAAGTCAACCACTATCAGCAAACAACTGCTGCTTCAAGTAACGACTTTAAATTTGATACTGACATTGAAGTACTAGATGGTACTGAAATAAGCAAACCAACTGAGTTTTGGCGTTTAGAAGGATGTTTCATCCAAAACGTTACTTACGGTGATCACGACTATTCAGCAGCTGAGTCACAGATTGTTACTTTAACATTAAGATTTGATAATGCTACACACGAAGCGGGTACAAATAACGTTAACGGTAGAGCTGGTAATGAATCACCATTCACAGCCGCAGCAACAGGTTTAGTGACTACTAGCCCAGCAGGTTAAGAAGGTAACTAACTATGCCATCTTTCTTTAGGAATTGGCGTAATGCAGACAGGTTTAAACCTGATGTTACGCCACCTAGACAAAAGTTTCAAGGGTTTGTGGAATTTCACTTTAACCCTAGACTGGCAAAAGCAATGGATAATTCCGGGTCTTTTAGAACACAGATTAGTTCTCTGGTTCAAACTTGTAAAATACCAGAAATATCTTTTGCTACAACAATCAAAAGACAATACAATCATCGCAGAGTTATACAGACAGGGGTCGATTACGGCCCTTGCAGTATGACAGTCATTGACACTGTGGCTAACGAATGGCTTACTTTGTTTATGAAGTACTTTGCATTTCAATATAACGATCCTCGTAATAGAACAGGCACCGGCGATGGCACTACAAGAGATGGCGATCCTAAGCAATGGGACACTAATGCTACATCTACTATTGCTCCAGCCTCTTTTATGTCCAGTGCATGGAAGAGCAATGACGCAGGAATGGATATACACGAAGAAACACATTTTATTGATAGTATCAGAATAATTCAATACCATGGTGGTAGAGGAGTTGAATATATTTTATTTAGACCTCAAATAACCGGATTTGCCCCCGATGACCTAGATTATACTGATTCTGGCTTTAGAACATTTTCAATAGACTTTGAAATAGAAAGTATGACAGTTAACCAGAAGTTTAACTTTGATTTAGACCAGCAAGATCTAAATAGGTTCGAGCAAAATGTTGATGTATTTGATCTTGTAACAAAATTTTTAACTCAAGGAGTAGACAGAGAAACTCCTTCATATACTAGAAACAATGAATTTTTAGGTAGTCCAGAGAGTCCTAGAACAAGAAGTAAACAAGGAAAATAAATGAGCACCTCATTATATAACACATTTGGTAATGCCACTAAGTATGATATAATCGACGGAGCATTACATGCATTTCTAGATTCTGCTACTGTAAAATTTCCATTACCAGAAGCAAGTTCAGAATTACTTGCAACATTAACACAGGCATCTAACAAAACATTTGATCCTGCAAAAACTAGTATGGTTGAAAGCAAGTTACAAAAAGCAGGATTCAAAAAACCAGCAGCAAAAGCAATGACAGAAGTATTGTTAACAGTGGCTGATGCACAAGGCATAGACCCGTTAGAATATTTTGATGTTAATGAAAATTCACTTAACCTTACAGTTGATGCATACAATGCAATGAATAGTTTACGACCAATAGGAAGTCGTGTTGGTATTGCTGTTCCAACTGTAAACAGTAAAAGCAGGGTCGCAGGCCTAATTCAGCCATGAGTAAATTCGCTCAGGGTGTTTACGAAGTAGTAAACACGCCTAAGTACGCCGGCAATAAAAAACCATATTATAGAAGTAGTTGGGAACTAGCCTTTATGCGTATGTGTGACGCACACCCTAACATAAAAAAATGGGCTAGTGAAAATGTTAAGATACCATATCAAAATCCAGTAACAGGCAAATACACTAACTATGTACCAGACTTTATGATACAGTACATAGACAAAAGTGGTGCTGAACATGTTGAACTTATAGAGATCAAACCAGCAAATCAAACCACAATGGAAAATGCTAGAGGCAAAGGACAGCAGATGCAAGTTGCTGTAAACGCCGCTAAATGGACGGCTGCACAAGAATGGTGCAAACGCAAAGGCATTAGGTTCAAAGTTATAAACGAAGATCAAATATTTCGTAACAACAAACCTCGAAATCCCCGCAAACGCAAAAAGTAACGATAAATAGCATTATGCAATTAGGTAAAGCAGGAATGCAATATAGTCTTTTTGCTGGACAAGTAGCCAGCATGTTAGCCATTGTGCCCATGTTCATGTATGCAACAGCGACACAGTGGGCTATTGGTGCTACTATGTACACTGGTATAATGTTGTTTGGATTAACATTAGGTTACCATAGATATTTAAGTCACAAGATGTTTAAATGTCCTAAATGGTTTGAGCTAGTAATGTTATTCTTTGCACACATAATGATGGTAGGCCCTGCAATACTTTGGGTAGCAACTCATAGAGCACATCATAAATTTACTGATACAGAAAAAGACCCACATAGTCCTTTATTCAAAGGATACTTTTACGCACACTTCTTGCAAGTGTTTACAGAACCCAATGTTAAATGGGCAGGTAACTTATTAAGGGATAACTTATATAGGGCACAGGTTAAGTACTATTGGGAGTTTATAGCATTTTATGCACTAGTATTGTCACTAATAGATCCGTTTGCACTAATATATGCTTGGTTAGCACCGGCAGGTTTTGCTAAGTTAATAGGCAGTTTAGTGTTTTCTTATTCACACAGGAACGGCGAAGCACACAATGATTTAGTTGTAGGACTACTTACATTCGGTGAAGGCTTCCACACAATACATCATGAGAAGCAAAGAGAAACATTGTTTCATCCTCTAGACATAGGCGGTAGAACAATACAGTTGATCAAACTAGGATTTAAACAATGACAAAGAAACTAGAAGAAGAATTTAATTTACCACCTATGGACGAAGCACTAGCAAGTGAAAAAGTCCCCCAAGAAACTAAGCAAGAGATTGAGATAGTAAATAACGGCTTAACAGTTGCAGAAAAGATTAATGATGCATTTAAAGAGATTAGAGGATTAGGTGAACACGAAACTGAGATGGACGACATCTCTACTAAAGCACTAGACAGTTATGCACAGCTCATGCAATTAGGTATGAATGTAAGCGATATGGCCGCAGGTAAAATATTTGCCGAGGCTAGTAATATGTTAAAAATAGCACTCGAAGCAAAAGATACAAAAACAAAAGCAAAGTTACAACAACTAGATTTGATGCTTAAAAAAGCAAGATTAGATAAAACAAAGAATCAAAACGATGCTTCAGACGACGGTTCCGGCAATCCTACTCAAATATATGATCGTAACGAATTATTAAAAATTATGAAGGGCGAATAATTTTTGCTTCAAATTGATAAATAGTTGTAACGATTGGATTACTTAGAGAGACAATATGAAATTATTAAACGAATATATAACAGAATCCTTTAACAAGGAATACGGGTACAGAATTAAGTTTGCTGCAGATTGCGGTGCTGAACACATGGCTAAAGTTGAAAGTTGTTTAGCAAAGTATAACTTAGTTAGTGCTACTCCTTTTAAAAGAACACCTATAGAAGAAAACCCAATAGAGTTTGTGCGTTACAAAGGCGTACAATGCACTAGTGAAGTTTGTAGTTCAGATATTATCCTAAAGTACCCAGTCAATGAAAGAATTTTAGAAGTATGGTTAGCAGTTAACTTAGGTTTAGATCACAGTAGAGTATTATGCTACGGTGTTAACGACCCAAGAAGAATCGAAAGCGATATGGCTGCAGAGCGTAAAGTAAGAGATGACGGAAGAGTGGTAAACGAAGATGAAGCAGAATTAGCTCAAGAAAGTTTCGACCATTACGAAAACGAAAATGCAGAAATTGAAGACTTTGACTTATTTGGTGAAGCATACAACACTAAGTTTTTAGCAGAATTAGAAAAAATTAAAGCAGAAAAAGGTGCAGACTACTTTACTAACTATCCAACAAAATCTCAACTAATGGGCGATGATTTAAGACAAATGCACGACGACATGATGAATCAGCCTAACATGGGTCGCACAGGCGAGCAAAGTAAAGAAGTTGATGTTATTAGTCAATCAGGTGGCGGGAAAGTATAATGAACAATCATGATGAGAACAAAAAGTTATTAAATTTAATGGAAGGCATGATGCCTGGCTACCCTGGTATGGACGGGCAAGATCAAGACAGCGAAAATGTTTCTTACAGCAAAACCAAAAGAAAAGGTGATGCTTCTGTAACAGTAAGTGCTAATGCATCAAGTATGCAAGAATTACACGATGTTTTAAAACTTGCAGGTATTACATTACCTAAACAAGAAGAGCCCGAAGGCGAAGTATCAGGCGACGAAGAGCCAGAAACAGCAGTAATTATGCACCCAGATCACGATCATGAAGATGGTGAAGAGTGTGACGCATGTGCAGATGACAGCAAAGAAGACCCTGCATATACTACTGATAAGCAAACAATCATCGATAGACTCCGAGATACCCTTAAGGCCAAACTGATCCGCTGATAAATATCTGCATGTCAGATTTATATATTAACGGTGCAAGTTTCGCCGCAGGTTATAGCAAAGAAAATACAACCCATTTCCCTGGTGTTTCACCAAGTTATGCAACATATCTAAAGGATTATATCCAGCCAGAACGGTTTTGGAATCATTCTTACACAGGTAAACCACCACAATCAAGTGTCGATCAAACCATAGACTTCTGTGAACTGTACAAAGAAAAATACGGCACAACAGAAAATCTTTCAGTAGTAATTGAATTAACAGCAGTAAGATACAAGCAGTGGTCAACACTAACATCTATCAATAACGACACAATACAACCAGTATCGTATGTTGAATCTTTTGCTAAGTTAGAAGACTTAGATAGTCCTGAAAACTTTAAACTTTGGTTTTTGAAAAGACATTTAGATGAAAACCTAGATCAGCATTGCGAAGAAGTAAGTCCTGATTACATACCTGATGAAGAAATGGAAAAGTATTACGAAGAAGTAACACAAAATTATCCACCTAGAAAACATCATCACAGATCAGAAGTATTTAAACACATTGCTGAAGCAACAGATCATTTTAATCGTGGAAAACAATACTTTGTAGAAAATAATATTAATTACATATACTGGTGGGTTCCTGGCAAACATAAACAAGGAAGAATGATATTAGATAGGGTAGCACAAAATGTTGGTAAAAACTTTATACCATGCTCTCATCTTAGTGGACAGAATCTTGTACACACAGACCCGGGAGAAACCTACCGTCATCATCCTAGTAGAGAAGGCCATATGCAAATTGCAAACACTATTATGACATACGCAAAAGAAAATAATATAGAAGGTTTCGGTAATGGCTAGAGGTACAGTTGATACTGGTCTAGTTAAACAAGGTTATGCCAAAGTAGCATATACACCTGAGACTTTACGAGACTTTAAAAATTGTGCTGACCCTGAGACAGGTGCATTATACTTTATGGTTAATCATATGCGTATACAACATCCTACTAGGGGTGGCATAGATTTTGAACCATTTGATTATCAGTTAGACTTAATAGAAAACTACAACAATAATAGATTTAGTATTAACATGCTAGGCAGACAGATGGGTAAAACCACTGTAGCGGCAGGATACTTACTTTGGTTTGCTATGTTCAAACCAGACAGCACAATACTTGTAGCGGCACACAAAGCAAGTGGTGCTAGTGAAATTATGCAACGAGTTCGTTATGCATACGAGTGTGCCCCTGATCATATTAGAGCAGGTGTTACAGAATACAACAAAGGCAGTATAACATTTGATAATGGTAGTCGTATTGTAAGTACTACAACAACTGAAAATACTGGTCGTGGTATGTCCTTAACACTTATCTACTTAGACGAGTTTGCGTTTGTGCCTCCTCGTATTGCTAAAGAGTTTTGGACAGCACTATCTCCTACACTAAGTACAGGTGGTGCTTGTATTGTAACAAGTACGCCTAACAGTGACGATGATACTTTTGCACTTATTTGGGCAGAAGCAAACAAGTTGTTTGACGAGTACGGTAATGAACAAGAGGTAGGACGCAACGGATTTAAAGGTTACTTGTCAACTTGGAGTTCACACCCCGAGCGTGATGATGAATGGGCATCTGCAGAACGAGCAAGAATCGGCGAAGAAAGATTTAGACGAGAACACGAATGTGAATTTATCATATATGATGAAACACTTATTAGTCCATTACGATTAGTAGAAATGGAAGGAGTTGATCCGATTGGTAAAATGGGTGAAGCTCGTTGGTACGATAAACCTAATCCACAGCACATATATAGTTTAACATTAGACCCAAGTTCAGGCACAGGCGGCGATAATGCAGCCATACAAGTTATGAATGTATCTACTATGACGCAAGTAGGAGAATGGGCACACAATAGAACTCCAGTAGAAGGACAAATGCGAATACTAATGGAAATGTTAATGTACCTTAGTAACAGCGGATGTAAAAACTTATACTGGACAGTAGAGAACAATACTATTGGTGAAGCGGCACTTGTGGTTATTAGAGACACAGGTGAAGAAAACTTCCCTGGAGAGTTCTTACATGATCCTAAAAAAGTTGCAGGAAAGCGTGGACGCAAAGGTTTTCATACTGGACATAGAAGTAAAATGGAAGCATGTTTAAACTTTAAACGACTGCTAGAGCAGGATAGGATACATGTTAAAAGTAAAGTACTTATTAGTGAATTAAAGAATTTTGTTTCTAGAGGCAATAGTTTTAAGGCTAAACCAGGCGAAATGGACGACTTAGTTATGGCAATGATGTTACAAGTTCGTATGGTTAATTATATTAGCACATTTGAAGATGCTGTTTATAGTGTTGTTAACAGTGGTATTGTTGATAACGATTATGATGATGATGGTGACGCACCGTTGCCAGTCGGATTCCTCTAATTAGATAAATAGTATTATGAGCGTAAATATCCCAGTTATATCAGAAAAAACATTTAACATACTAAAAGGGTTTGGTTTTGGCGTGGACAGTTTTAGTGCTGACGGCAAGCAAGTTATAGACCCAACTGATGCTACACGATTTGTTGTAAGTGAACCTAATATTTTAGTTAGACTAGATTCAGCAACATCAACATTAGTACTGAATACTAGCGAAGATTTAAGTGAGCATAAAGTGAGAACAATGTTAAAGGATCTTGCTCAAGACTATTTAATGAAATTCGACTACAAGATATTTGGTAAAAAAATTAAGGCTGTAGGAGAGAAACAGGATATCGCAAAACAAGCGGAGAAAGACATGGCAGATATTAAAGAAGGATTCGACACAATGTCAGGGTCTAGCAAAACAAGTTACCAATCTTTGGACAATGTAAAGATTGTTGTTAAACATAAAAAAGCAGTTAATGAAGAAGTGCGTGGTTCAAGAAGCAGAAACATTCACAGTATCTTTATACAAAGAGGCGACGAAAGATTTAAACTACCTGAAAATAATTTAGCAATGGCTAGAGCAATGGCTCGCCATGTACAAAAAGGTGGTGAAGTTTTTGATGAACAGGCTACTAACATTGTTGAGATGGCACAAGACCTTAAGAAACTTAGAGAGTTTGTCCACTATGTTAAAACAGCAAAAATCATGAACGAAGATAATGCAGAGTATGTTCAACTAGCAGTAGAGAA